TTAGGAAGACAAAGTAAATACATTGTTCAAAAGGTTTTAGATAAAGCCTTGGATGACACTGATGATGATCAGATGGCTTGTCTTAAAATTGTTATGGATCGAGTAATCCCAGCTGACTACCTTTCAAAAGCTAAAGGCAATAATAAAATATCAATTCAAATAATGGGGGTAGGAGAGACAATCATCCATTCTTCTGAAGAAGATGTCCCTGAAACTATAGATGTTGACTATGAGGAAATAAAACCCCAAGATGGATGAAGAAAATAAATTTACCCCTTATGCAATTATACCTACGCCTACCCAAACATTTGGTGAGCAAGTAGGTCCTTTGTATGCAAGTGGGTATGTTAATCCAAAAGAAAATAAATTAGGTGGAAGATTAGAATACACTAGTGGTGATTTAGTCTTAGGAGCTAATAAAGCTCTTAATGAAAGTGGTATGCTAGATTTTTCTACTGAGAACCTTAAAGGAACTTTAGATAAAGCAGGGTATGATGTTTCAGCTTCTACAGGAGAATTCAATACAGAAGTGGGATACTCTAGTAGAGCAAAAACTCCCTATGTAAATTATAAAGGGGATAATCTTAGTATTAATGCCACTTCTAGTGATATTAAAACTGGAGTCACTGTAGATAATTTTACAGCCAATAGTATATATGCTCGAGGACAAAATCCTCAATTTGATGCAAAAGTTAATTTAGGTCCTGCAAGTCTTGGAGGTTCCTATTCTAAAGATATGGGATATTCCACTAATGCTAATGTAAATGTAGGTGGATTAAATGTTGGTGTTGATTATAACCAATATGGTGGTCCAGCACTAAATGCAAAATATCAGAAATTATTTAAAAATGGTGTAATAGATGCTAATGGGCAACTTACTCCTGAAGGGTATAATTTAATGTTACAAGGAACAATTAATTTCTAGTGGCAAACCTGCAAGTAAAATTACATGAGAAACAATTAGAAGTCTTTAATGACAAAACTAGATTTCGAGTTGTAGCCGCAGGAAGACGATTTGGTAAGAGTAGATTAGCTGCCTGGATGCTTCTTATAGAAGCGTTAAAGAGTAAAGAGAAAGATGTATTTTATGTAGCCCCTACTTACCAGCAAGCTAAAGATATTCTTTGGGGTCTCCTTAAAGAGTTAGGGCATGAAGTGATTGCAAGTGCTCATGAAAATACTTCTATCCTTACTTTAATTAATGGTAGAAAGATTTTTTTAAAAGGAGCTGATAGACCTGATACGCTTCGTGGTGTTGGTCTAGCATTCCTAGTGATAGATGAATATGCGGATATTAAACCTAATGTATGGGAACAGATCTTACGACCAGCATTAGCTGATGTACAAGGTGGTGCTCTTTTTATTGGAACTCCAAAAGGAAGAAACCATTTTTATGAATTATTTAAATATGCTGAAAGTAATAAAGATGAAGAGTGGAAAGGCTTTCATTATTCCTCTTATGACAATCCTCTTATTCCTGCAAAAGAAATTGAAGCAGCAAAACTATCAATGTCAAGTTTTGCATTTAGACAAGAATTTATGGCTTCCTTTGAAGCAGCTAGTAGAGATATCTTTAAAGAAGATTGGATTAAAATAGATGAAGAAGAACCTGATGATGGTCGTTATTTTATCACAGTTGACTTGGCTGGCTTTATTAATGTCGATAAAGAGTCGGGTAATAAGAATAGTAAGCTGGATGAAACAGCTATAGCTATTGTTAAAGTTACAGACGAAGGTTGGTGGGTAGCTAATATAAAACATGGTAGATGGGACATTAAAGAAACTTGCTCTCAAATTATGAGTGCTGTTGTTCAGTATGAACCAGTTGCTGTAGGTATTGAAAAAGGAAGTTTAAAGAACGCAGCACTTCCCTATCTTATGGATTTAATGAGAAGACACAATCATTATTTTAGAATAGATGATGTCACTCATGGTAACCAAAAGAAAACAGATCGTATAGTATGGGCTCTACAAGGTAGATTTGAACATGGTAAAGTTACACTTAACATGGGAGACTGGAACAATGAGTTCATTGATCAGTTGCTTAATTTTCCTAATCATTTGCTTCATGATGACTTGGTGGATGCTTTAGCTTATATAGATCAAATACAAATTGTAGAGTATATACAAGAGTACGAACAAGAAGAATACCAAATATTAGATGCAGTCTCGGGTTATTAAAAGGAAAATATACATGGAACAAAATAAATTAGTTGAATGGGTTTTAAAGTATGTTGAAGACTGGAGAGATCACAGAGACAATAATTTTCTTTCTGATTGGAAAGAATATGAAAGACTTTGGAGAGGTGAGTGGGCTGCTGAAGATCGTTTAAGAGATTCAGAACGAAGCCGTATTACTTCCCCTGCTTTACAACAAGCTATTGAAAACCATACAGCTGAAATTGAAGAGGCTATCTTTGGTCAAGGAGATCATCTTTTTAACATTGAAGATGATATGAATGATAAAGAACCACAAGACATTGAGTATCTTAAAGGATACATGAAAGAATGTTTTAAAAAGAATAAACTTAGAAAAGCAGTTGGTGATGTTACTCTTCTTGCTTCTATTTATGGAACTGGTATTGGTGAGATTGTTTTAAAGAAAACAAAAGAACTTGTTCCAGCAACTAGACAAATGCCTGAAGTTGGTGCTATTGCTGTTGGTGTAGAAGAAAGAGACAAAATTAATGTCATCTTAAAACCAATTTCCCCTCAAAACTTTTTAATTGACCCTACGGCTACTTCTATTGAAGATGCTCTTGGTGTTGCCATTGAAGAATTTGTTTCATCACATAAGATTGCTGAAGGCGTTAAAGCAGGAATTTATAAAGAAACAGATGTAGAGGATGATGCTGCATCTAACAAAGATATAGAAGCTTCTTGGATTGATCAAGAAAGTTCTGATGATAAAGTAAAAGTATTACGCTATTATGGCTTAGTTCCACTTTCTTTACTAGAATCTGTTGACAATGATGTTGTTGATATTTTAGGAAAGAAGAATGAAGAAAAATCAGATTTAATGGAAGAGTATGGGGATTTAGTAGAGGCTATTGTTATTATTGGTAATGATAGTCAATTATTAAAAGCTGAACGAAATCCTTACATGATGAAAGATCGTCCTGTAATTGCTTATCAAGATGATACAGTACCAAATAGATTTTGGGGTCGTGGCGTAGCTGAAAAAGGTTACAACATGCAAAAAGCTATTGATGCTCAACTTCGTAGCCACTTAGATTCATTAGCATTAACAACTGTACCTATGATGGGTATGGATGCAACTCGCCTTCCTAGAGGATCTAAGTTTGAAATTAAACCAGGTAAGAGTGTTCTTACTAATGGTAATCCTGCTGAGATCTTAATGCCATTTAAATTTGGTCAAACAGATGGTGGAAACATACAAACAGCACAAGCTTTTGAAACTATGTTGTTACAAGCCACAGGAACTCTAGATACACAATCTACACAAACACAACCTGCTGGTGGTGAACTCTCTATTACTCTTTCTAGTATTCTTAAAAAGAATAAACGAACATTAGTAAACTTCCAAGATCAATTCCTTATTCCATTTATTGAAAAAGCAGCTTGGAGATTTATGCAATTTGATCCTGAACATTTTCCAGTTAAAGATTGGAAATTTATTCCTTCTTCAACACTTGGAATGTTAGCAAGAGAAGTAGAACAAATGCAATTTATGAATTTAATGAAAACTTTAGGTCCTGATAGTCCTTTAGTTCCCATATTAATGCGTGGTGTTATTGAAACTTCTAGTTTAGCTAATAGATCTCAACTTATTGCTATGCTTGAACAACAAATGCAACCAAATCCACAACAACAACAACTGCAACAAATGGCTATGCAGCTTCAAATGCAAGATGCACAGGCTAAAGTTGAGAAAACTATGTCAGAAGTTCAAGTTAATAAGTCAGTTGTGGCTAAAAATGTGGTGGATATTCAAACAAAACCTCAAGAAACACAGGCTAAATTGATGACTGCTATCTCTACAAACCTACCAAATCAAGATGATAAAATAGCTGCTGAGTTTGATAGAAGAGTAAAAATAGCTGAATTAATGCTTAAAGAAGCTGATATGGACCAAAATATGGAGATTGTCAAGCAACAAATGCAACCTAATAAGAATAACTTGACAAACCAGTAATTGTATGATATAATTGTTATATAACCTCTCATTATACACTACTTTTAATAAAAAGGCAATAGATGGAACGAGAATTACAAGAATACTACGAAAATAGATTTACTACTATGGCTACCCAAGGGTGGATAAATATTATAGAAGATGCTCAAGATCTTTTTGATGTTTATAATAAAATAAATACAGCTGATTCGTTTGAAGAGTTTCATAAACGAAAAGGTCAACTAGATATACTTCAATGGCTTCTGTCACTTAAAGATGTGTCAGAGCAAACCTATGAGGAATTAAAAAATGAAGAAGTTATTTGAGTTTAAGTGTTCTTCATGCGAAAGCATCTTCGAAGAACTTACAGAATACAAATTAATTTCAACATGTCCTTCTTGTAATTCTACAGCTAATAAAATTATTAGTTTATCTAGAATTTCATTAGAAGGTCATTCAGGAAGTTTTCCAGGTGCGGCAAGTGCTTGGGATAAAAAACACAAACAACAACTTGCTAAAGAGATTAAGCAGCAAAATGCTTAAATTCTTTCCTAAAATGCTAATAGCACAGGAGAAATGATATGGCAAGATTAATAGATGAAATTTTAGTAAATGATTTGGAGGCTTCTAGTCTAGATGACATGGTTCCAGCTGATAAAGTTGAAGAACCTAAAGTTGAAGAGACAGTAGAAACTAAACCAATTGAAGATGTCCCTGAAAAGTATCGTGGCAAATCACTTAATGACATTGTGAGTATGCACCAAGAAGCTGAAAAGCTCATTGGTCGTCAAGGCAGTGAAGTAGGTGAACTACGAAAAATGGTAGATGACTTTATTAAAACTCAAACATCTAAAAAGTCTGAGACACAAACAGTAACAGAAAATGATGATGATTTCTTTATTGAACCTAAATCTGCTGTAAATAGGGCAATTGACAACCATCCTGCAATTAGACAAGCTCAAGAGAACGCTATGCTCATGAAAAGAGAGCAAACCCTTTCTCAATTAAAAACTGAGTTTCCTAATGTAAGTGACATTGTTCAGTCTGCTGAGTTTGCAAATTGGATTAAAAGTTCAAGAGTTCGCACAGAATTATTTGCTAGAGCCGAAACACAATTTGACTACGATTCAGCTCAAGAATTACTTTCTACATGGACCGAAAAGCAAAACATCACTAAAAAAGTAGCAGAAACATCTAAAATTGATCGAGATCAGCAATTAAAAGCTGCTGATGTTGGCAGTAATGGAGCTACTGAATCTGTTGCAAAAAAGAAATATCGTCGAAGCGATATTATGGAACTTATGAAACGCGACCCTAAGAGGTATGATGCCATGTCTAATGAAATCATGGAAGCTTACCGAGAGAAGCGTGTAATTTAACATTTTAAAAAAGGATTTATCATGGCTTTAGGAACAAATCAAGTAACGATAACAACAGCAGCAACCTTTATTCCAGAAGTTTGGAGTGATGAGATTATTGCAGCTTACGAAAAAAACCTCGTAGCAGCAAATGTATTTAAAAAGATGGCTTTTGCAGGTAAGAAAGGTGACACTGTTCACATTCCTACACCTACAAGAGGCTCTGCTTCCGCTAAGGCAGCAAATACTCAAGTAACATTAATTGCAGCAACTGAAACAGATACTTCTGTATCAATTGACCAACATTATGAATATTCAAGATTAATTGAAGATATTGTCGAAGTACAAGCTCTTCATCACTACGCAGATTCTACACAGATGACGCTGGTTATGCTTTAGCTAAACAAGTTGACACAGCTCTTGTTCAATTAGGTAGAGGTTTTAATGGTGGTTCATCTGCAACTTACTCAGGTGGTTATATCGGTAGTAATGGTACAACTGCTTACACTTCAGGTTCTGACAATTCTGCAGCTTTAACAGATGCAGCTATTCGTAGAACTATTCAACGCTTAGATGACAATGATGTGCCTATGGAAGGTCGTTTCTTGATCATTCCACCATCATCACGCAACACTTTAATGGGCTTAGCTCGTTATACAGAACAAGCATTTGTTGGTGAAATAGGTAATGCAAACACAATCCGTACAGGTGAAATTGGTAATGTTTATGGCATGCCAGTATTTGTTTCATCTAATTGTGACACTGCAACAGGATCAGGTTCACCAAGAGTTGCTTTACTTGGTCATCGTGATGCTGCTATTTTAGTAGAACAACAAGCTGTTCGTTCACAAATTCAATACAAACAAGAATACTTAGGTACTCTTTACACTGCAGATACTCTCTATGGTGTTAAAGAACTTAGAGATGGTTCTTGCTTTGCATTGGTAGTACCAGCATAGTAGTTTTAGCCCTTCTAACGAGGGGCTATTTTTATGTTTATTTAATAAGTGAACATAAAGATATTCTAGGAGAACAAAATGCAATTTAAATCTAAAATTAATGGTGATGTTGTTCATGCCTATAATGCAGCAGATATAAAATCTTATGAATCAAGTCAAGGATGGGAAGTTGTTAAGGACACTGCCAAAAAAGAAAAAGCAGACAAACCAATAGCACTCAAAGAGAAGACAAAAAGCTTATTTAATAAACTCTTTAAGGATTAATTATGGCAATATATAGAGGTGTTGGTGGTCCAGGGGATGCTACAACAGATGTTACAAGTGAAGCTTCAGTAGCCGCAGCCGCAGCAATTGCAGCCGCTTCTAGTGCGTCAAGTGCAGCGTCAAGTGCTACTTCTGCTACAGCTAGTGCAACATCAGCTACTGCAAGTGCTACTTCAGCAACTTCATCAGCAACTAGTGCAACAAGTTCAGCTTCTACAGCAACTACCCAAGCAACTAGTGCCTCTACATCAGCTAGTGCCGCTGCTTCTTCAGCTAGTGCAGCTGCAGCTTCTGCTGTAACTGCTGGTACTTCAGAAACTAATGCAGGTACAAGTGCTACAGCTGCTGCTGCTTCTGCAGCCACTGCTACTACTCAAGCTACTTTAGCTACTACAAATGGTGCAGCACAAGTAACATTAGCAACAGCACAAACAGCATTAGCTACCACTCAGGCAACTAATGCGGGCACTTCAGCAACAGCTGCGGCAGCTAGTGCAACTTCAGCCGCTGCTTCATATGATTCATTTGATGATAGGTATTTAGGTGCTTTAGCCTCAGCTCCTACAACAGATAATGATGGTAATACATTATTAGCAGGTGCTCTTTATTGGAATAGTACATCTTCTTTATTATATATTTGGAGTGGTAGTGCTTGGTCTCAAGCAGCATTCAGTGTATCAGGTGCAGTAACTAGTTTTAGTGCAGGAACTACAGGATTTACTCCAAGTACAACTTCTACAGGAGCTATTACATTAGGAGGAACCTTAGCAGTTGCTAATGGTGGTACAGGACTTACAAGTTTAGGCACAGGCGTTGCTACCTTTTTAGGTACTCCTTCGTCTGCTAATTTAGCATCTGCTGTTACAGATGAAACAGGTTCAGGATCTCTTGTATTTGCAACACTACCTACATTTGGTTCTACAGGTGTTAAGTTAAGTGGTTCTACATCAGGAACAACTACAGTGGTATCAGGAGCAACTGCAGGTACTTCTGTACTAACTCTTCCTGTAGCTACAGATACTTTAGTAGGTAAAACAACTACTGATACGCTAACTAACAAAACTTTAACATCACCAGTTATTGCTAGTATTGTTAATACTGGTACTTTAACTTTACCAACTTCTACGGATACGTTAGTAGGTAAAGCTACAACAGATACACTCACTAATAAAACAGTTAATTTAACATCTAACACTTTAAGTGGCACTACTGCACAATTTAATACAGCTTTATCAGATGGTGATTTTGCTACACTTGCAGGAACAGAAACTCTTACTAATAAAACATTAACAACACCAGTCATTTCAAGCATTACGAATACAGGAACTTTAACACTTCCAACATCT